AAGTTTCCGTCAAATGATTGCACGGGATCCAGAGTTTTTATATGCTGTGACTGAGAAAGGTCGCAGTTCAATCCCAACAGGTAGGAGATAAGATATGTCGTTTCAATGGATTATAGATAATGCTGAAAATATCAGCATAGTTAAACGCCCAGTAATTAGTCAAACTGTGAGTCGTAATCAACGTATTCGCACAGTGAGTCGCGGTGGCAATGTTTGGAAGTTCGCAGTTAAGATGCCAGATATCATGACCTGGAATGGAAATAGTCGCGGCTATTTAGAAAGCATTGATGTTAATGCACAGTTGGTAAGTCAGAGTATCAACTTGTCTAAAACAACTTATGATTGGATGACCAAGTATCGTGGTGATGCAGCCAGCACTGCCACAATGACTTTTAAATACAATGCAGCTCAAGCAGCCAGTAATACATTCAAATTTGAATTGGGTGCACCTGGAGCAGTTGGCAGTTCTTTATTCAAAGCAGGTGATCTTATTCAACCCACAGGCAGCAAGTATGTGTATAGCACAGTGAGTGCAGTTGTAAAAGGATCAGCCACAACTCAGTTGGTTGAAGTTCATAGAGGTATATTAGATACTCCTAGTGACACTGCTGTAACAATCAAAGTTGGTCCGCAAGTAAGCTGGACAGTGATCTGCACTAAGATCCCTACCTGGACGTTTGTTGGCAAGGAACTAATTCAGTTCAATGGCGACTTTGAATTTCAAGAGGTGCTATAATGAGCACAAGTCTTAATTTAAGTGCATACTCAGCTGTTAAACAAGCAGCATTTGTGCGTATGGTTATTCCTAACTATGGCGTGTTGAGATTCAGCAGTCATGAAGTGCCATTCAGCATTACAGAATCAGATGGCACTGCTTACTCATACTTGCCACTAGGTATCTTGTTAGGCATCAGTGAGTTCAACAATGAACTGAGTCCCAGCGGTAGCGAAGTCACAATCTCAATGAGTGCCATTGAACAGACTTTTGTTGCCAGTATGATGGATTATAAACTCAAAGGCAGCAGTGTTATCATTTATCGTGTGTTCTTCAACGCCAATACAGGTGTTGCATTAAACATCGCTGGTAATCCCAGCAAACGATTCCAAGGTATTATTGCCAATTACAGCTTTAGTGATGAGTTTAACCAATTCTCCAATGTAGCCACCACAACAGTTAGTGTTAGTTGTAGTAGTATAGTCAGAGTGCTTGAACAGAAAATTGTGGGTCAAAGAACCAATGATTATGAACGAAAATACAACTTTCCAGGCTATTATTGTTCAGCAATCATCCCTGCAGGCACTGGTTTCTCATTCAGAATTGCAACCACTACCACTAACGGGGCAATTGCATTAGCTGTAGAAATAGAACCTGGTTCTGGATATACCAATGGCACTTATACGAATCTTAGTATTACTACTAATACAGGTTTAGGGTCTGGCGCCAAGATAACAGCAGTAGTCACCAGCGGCGCAGTCAGCAGCGTAGTAGTCACAACTCCGGGTATTAATTACAGAGGTGATGATGCTGGATTCAGCAGAGTTGCTACCATTGCAAATTCAAATTTTGACTTTGGTAAGCCATTGGCCACAGCATGATCCGTCCAGCAACTATTGCTGATTTAGAACAAGTATCTAAATTACTGACTGATTTTGCTCAGGCCAGTCTGATTGATTATTCTGAATGGACTGCACAAGATTTACTCCGGGCTCGACAACAGCTAACTAATATGATACTACATGATTATCTCATGGTTGCTGAACACAACAATAGTATCATTGGTATGATTGGTGCAGTCAAAGAACAAGATCCTTGGATTAGCAGTCGGTCAAGAATGCGTGAATTGTTTTGGTGGGTCACACCAGCATTTCGTAGAGGAAGACTCAGCGTAGAATTATTTTTGCGTTGGGAAAAAGATTGTGAAAGGTTTATCCTAGATAAATTAGTGGATCAAGTTAGTTTGTCCACCCAACCTGGCAGTAGTGATATAGATTTATCACGTCGCGGTTGGAGATGTGTAGAAAATCATTGGATTAAGGATTAAAATATTATGGCAGGTTTTTTAACAGCGGCTGCGGCTGCAATAGGTAGTTCAAGCATTGGTGGAGCACTGGTGCGGATTCTGGTAGCATATGGAGTTAGTAGGCTGATCAATGGCGCAACTGGCACCAATAATACTCCCGAACAAATTGATCAAGGTATTCGCTTACAAGCAGCACCTGATACAACCAACACTATTCCTGTGTTGTATGGTAGTGCATATCTGGGTGGTAAAATTACAGATGCACAATTAGTAGATGCCAACAAGACCATGTGGTATTGTTTGACACTTGCTGAAAATCCTGGCACTAATACAAGACTCAGTGATAGTGCTGTAATCACCACAACGGTGGATGAAGTGTATTGGAATAATCAGCGTGTATATTTCAAAGCAGATGGAGTCACAGTTGATTACATTGTAAACCAAGATGGCGTTGTAGATACAAGCCCAAGAGATCTAGTTAAGATCTATCTATATAATGCTAGTAACAGTCCTATTCGTCCAAGTGACCTATTAGCATACTTGTCAGAATTGCCCGCTCTGCATGGTGATGCTCGCACACTAATGCCTGGTTGGGTCAGTGATGAACGTATGTTAGGCTTAACATTTGCATTGGTTAAAATTGCCTATAACAGAGACAAAGGCATTACTGGATTACCCGACTTGCAATTCAAAATCAGCAATAATTTGTTCCGCCCTGGTGATGCAATCTATTCATATCTACGCAACATCATCTCCGGTGCTGGTATGAGTGCAAGTCAAATTGATACTGCAAGTCTAGTTGCATTAAACAACTATGCTGATGACACTGTGAGTTATTATGATGAGGATGATGGACAGATAAAGACTCTGGCCAATCGTTATCAAATCAATGGTATTGTTAACAGTGCTGATACTGTTATGAATAACTTGCAAAAGTTAGCAGGCAACACTGCTTGCTTTGTTGGGTATGATATTGCCACTGGACTTTGGGGTGTCACTATCAACAAAGAAGAAACACCTGCGTTGGCATTTGATGACAGCAACATTATCAGTGGTATTGATCTTACTGGCACAAACTTAGACAGCATGTATAATGCTGTGGAAGTTGAATTCTCACATCGTGAACTGCGTGATCAGAAGGATACTATTCGTATTGATTTGCCAACGGAATATCGCAACAGCAATGAGCCAGATAATATTTTACAATTAAAATTGGATCTAATTAATGAACCACTACAAGCACGCGAACTTGGCTATTTAGAACTATATCAAAATCGTATGGATCAAGTTGTGACATTCACAACTGACTACTCAAAGATCAACACAGAAGCAGGTGATGTTATCACTGTTTCAACCGCAGTATATGGCTGGACTCTGAAGCCATTCCGTGTTGTTCGTGTAAGAGAAATTGAAAGTGCTGAAGGTGGACTTGCTGTTGAAATCACAGCACAAGAATATGACAGCACAATGTATACAGCAGGTGGTTTACCAAGACGCCCACGTGTGCCATCAGAACCTATTGCTATTCCTGATATTGCAGTGATTGGAACTCCTGCTGCACCTACAGTTGTTGAACTTAACAATGTGGCAGTGCCAGCATTAGATATCACTGGTTTAACTCCTTCTGGTATTGTGGATCGCTTTGAATACTGGTATAGTTCAGACGAAGGTGTCACATATAAGATTTTGGGTAGTCGTGCCAACAGTAATGGTGCTCCATATACACAAAGCACAAGTTTAACATTCCGTGCAGCAAGTTTAGCAGCTGGTAGTTACTTGTTCAAAGTGCGTGGTGGTAATGAAAAAGCATTTGGTGATTTTAGTGCCACAGTTGCAAAAGTATGGGCACCAGTGCAGGTCACTGATCAAGTCACAGCAGCAACCGCAGTTGGTGGTAGTCTTAGTGATCTAATTGGTCCATTGGCAATGGGTGCTATTGCTTACTTTGCTTACAAAGCTCTGTATCCAGAAATCATGGCTGCGCTGGGCGATAGTGCCCTGGGCGATCTATTTGGTATCCCAAGTAGTGCTGTTCAGAACATGAAGAATGCTGCTGGCAACTTTAAGTTGATTCAAGTAGGCGACAGTATTCAGACTCCTTACAACAATGACACAATCACATTTGTTGCTGGTGCTGGCATTGAAATCACAGCTGAAGCAGATGCTGGTATTATTACTATTGCTGCAACTGGTGGTGGCACTGGTGGTGCAATTACAAAGATTGTTGCTGGTGATGGCATCACAGTTACTCCAAGCGAAGGCGTTGGCGAAGTCACTATTAGCCTATCTAGCGGCGGTGGCGGTGATGGCGGTCCTGTTGATAGTGGTGGGGCAACCTCTGGTAGTTCATATGTGCTTAATGGGTCAGTATTTCCTTGCACGTATGATGTTGGTGGGCAAGACAAACCAGCAATCTTTGCACATGGTAATTTAGTTTTTGCTAACTCTGTGTATGATA